CTCCTAATTATTATAATAATATTTTCCTAATTTATAATAGATAGGTTTAGAAGTATCTAATGGAATCGTTACTTTGCAAAGAGTATAGAATCCATCCTAAGAATAGCTAAAAGTAACAGTCTAAGTTTCTGCGCTTTTAACAAAGACTTCAGTTTGGTCTTCAAATTTTAAAATGTAAACTTGTATAAAATTTTCGTCAAACGTATTGTCTAATACAATTATATTACAATTTTTATCTGTTATGATTCTTGTGCATGCATTCATATATTTTTAACTTCATCATTATAAGGATTTCCATCATACAACTACCTAAGTTCTATTTCAGTTCTCTTAGTATCGTTTTCAGCCTAACTTTCTTTAAATGTTCTATCAGTCTTAGCTTTATAGTCATCTATTTGATACTGAAGTTGAATCTTTTGTTGTTCAATCTAAAGTTTAGCCTCATTAAGACTTTCTATCTTATTCTATGCTTGTTGTAACTGCTATTGAGCTTGTTGCAAATTATTTGTTAATTCCTAAACTTGTTGAGTAAGCTATTGAATTTGATTATTCTCTGCTTTCTATTTTCTCATAGATTGCTTAACCATAGTTTTCATTTCAGTTAAACTCTTAGCAGTCATTATATCAACTATAATATCTGGACTAACTATTCCTCCTTTTATAAATTCTGGAACAATAGTTTTTATTTGTTCCATTTCTTTTATAATTTCTGAAGAAGTAGTTAAATGAATATCAAAATCAGTTACAGTAAAATGTTCAGGAAGAGCTGTAAATATCTTTTGAAGTTTTCCTAAAATTAAAACTCCAGTTAATCCATTCTTATATACTATTTTAGCACAATCAAGTGAATCTAAAAGAATTTCTCTAGTAACTAAATCCATTTGGAAGTGCCATTGTTTAGTAACTGTAAATGAATTATTTATGCCGACTTTAACATTAGTTACTGCATCTCTTTGCTAGATGCCATTCAATCTTTCTCTAAATACTCCTGTGATTGATGAGGCTGTAGCTTCAATGGAATCAATAGCTAATTGAATAGCCTAAACAGCCTAAGCTTTTACAGTATCATCAAATCCATTAAACATTGTATTTAAAGGAGCTTGTCCAGTACTTAGCTATCCTTCTTGTGAAGTATCAATTAATCCAATGCCTTGTTTTTTATAAGCAAGCCATTTCATAATTCTTTCTGGCATCGAATCTCCTAAGAAAGCGGGAAGAGTTGGCATATTTACCCAATCTCCTACAGAACCACTATTTGCAAGTAATTTATCTCTATAGAAACAAGCTAAGTCATATTTATCTTGTAATACCATACAAGCAGTAACCATTGAATAAGGTTCTCCACTTCTATTATTAAACCAAACTCCATTTACTGATAATGAACATTTATCAGGAGCATCTTTAGTTCTAATTACATTTTCGTCTTTGCCTCTAAGAATATAAATGTTATCTCCAATACGAACGGTAGAATATCTTTGCATAACAAAATCTTTATCTGTTTCAATCCATTCTACTTCATATACTGGAATTATATTATGGTCGTAGCGATACCAATGTTGCTCTGGATATCCTGGAGTAATTTCTTCTCCAGCTCTTATTCCGTCGGTAGCAGGTACTCCACATGAAGTGGATACTCCTCTAACATAAACAGAATTAGAATAATCTAAATGGTCTTCCCATTGTTCTTCTATCTTTTTAATATCTTCTCTACTTAATTCTTTTCCATATCTATTAAGAATTTCATCTCTAGTATAATATTTTCTTACAACAATTCTATAAGAATCTTTTATATAAGGAGAATCATAATTAAGATCTGGAAAAGTATTTAGTGGATTCAAACACTCTATTTGAATATTCTATCCAGAAGGAGAAGGTATAACTCTATAAAAAGTATATCCTGTAACTAAAAGGTCTATTAATAATTGTTTTAACTTAGTTATAAGATCTGTATTTCTAGATTGAATTATATATTCTATAACATTCTATCCAGCAATTTCATATTCAGAAACAAAGTTTTCATTTATATCTTCTATCAATTTATCAAGTTGTTCTTTTATATTTAAATCAGTCATATC